TTGCGTCCTCTGGTTTCAACTCTTTTTTCTTCGGTTTCTTGTTCATCTTCAACTTCGGTAAATTTAACCCATCCATGAGCAGACCTCAAACTATTTTCCTGAATAATGTTCTGAACGTGAACATCTTCGCCCTCTAATATATACTTTTTCATATAAAATCAGGGGAGATTTTCACTCCCCATTATTTACTAGATTGAAAGTAATGTTTTGCAGCTAGCAAAGTCACCATACAAGAATGCAAACTTATTGTAGATAGGGAAAATTACTTCTTCCTGAACAATAGCTGCAACTTGGTTCTGTAACTTATAGCTTACATCATCAGCAAATTCAAGCATTAAACCTGTGTACTGAATAAGGTTAGCACCGTTCATAAAGTCACCAATTGCGAACTTACCTAAAGGCATAGAGTTAACCGAAACAATAGGAATAGAGCTAATGTACTTGGTTCCATTTACAATAGAGATAAGTCCCAAAGGTCTTCCCATTGTATCCTTCAGCTTTTCGATTCTGAAAATATCTACAGGATTTAAAGCTACTGAACTAGGCATGTACTGACCCATTGAAAGGTAAGCAATAGCAGCATCAATAACATCAGCTTCGTTTGCGCTTGAAATTGTCTTATAAAGAGCACCCTTAACAGTTGCACTTGCTGCCAAACATTGAGCTTCTGTCTGTGCTGTGTAAGCAATAGGAAGTACAATCTGAGTGTCAGTTAATACACTAATAGCAAATTCAGCGTTATAAGCAGCGTTTGCAAATCCTGCAAATGTGATCTTCTGACCATTTGTAAGAGTGTAAGCGAGTGGGGCAGACAATGTAACAATAGTTTTTGCTCCACCATCATAAGTTGCAACTGCCTTAAATGAACCTGCTGCCAATGTATGAGCTGTAGTTGCTAACTCTGTTTCGAAAACAGGAGCTACTTTAGTCACACCGTTCAAGTTATTACCTGTATTGTCACCAAACAAAATTTGGAAATTTTCAGCCTGTTTAACTGAATCAGGCAAATAAGTCATCAACCAGTTCTTTACAAAAATACGAGATTTCAACAAACGGTTAGAAATAGGGATGTAAGTACCTACTCTTTTTGTACTTTCTGTTTTTTCTCTTAACTTAAAAGATGAAACAGGCAAAGAACCATTTTCAGAAACAGCAGCAGCTTCACGGTCAATCTCAAATATTTCTTGCCATGTGAATGATGGAAATTCAGGATCACCTGGAATAGTTCTAACTACATCACGCATGTTAATCTTAGTAGCCTGTGGGTTGTAAGCAACAATATTGCTTTGCTGAGTAAGAAGATTATCACCTGTGTAATTACTTTCAATGCTAACAGCTTTCATTTGCATTTCTCCAGTACGTCTTTGACCGTTACCGTTTACAAAGCTCTTATAAGATTCTCCGTCTAAAACATCATCAATAGCTTTAGATAAGCCATTTTCTTGACCATTAAAACCTTTTTCTTTCTTAGCTTCAAAATCCTTCATGAATTTTGTGGTAGCTGAAATTACATCAGCCAAGCTTTTCTTTACATCGGCTAATTGTCCGTTTTCACCGCCAATAGCACCAATTTCTTTTTTAACTTCTTCGATAGCTGCATTAAATGTAGCTAGTGGAGTAGCATCTTTAAACGATTTTTCAGCAGCAGCAGCCACTAAATCAGTTAGTTTGTTTTCTAAAGATTTAGCAATTTCTAACTCTTTAGCTTTTTTTTCTTCTTCTGTCATATTACTTTTTAATTAAATTAATAATATTATCTATACTAATACCTTTTTCTTCTGTAACTTCTTCTTCAATAAGCTTGTGAGTTCTATCTATACGGCTGTAACATTTAGGACATCTTACATAAGAAGTAATATCTTCAATCGACTTCTTGGATGATATAATAGCCTGAACTTGTTCTCTGATTGATGGTTCTAATTTCTGAACCTCTTCATAAGCAATACCTTCAGCTAACCATCTTGTATATCTTGCAACATTTTCAGTTATTTCACTTTCAAGCGTATGTTCTTCAACTCCGTTATAATCAAATATTAAACCACAACTAGGACATTGAACCATCATTGTACCGGTCAACGCTTTTTTAATTAAGTCTATTCCTTTCTCCATAGTTTTTTGTCTTTCGCCCGTATATCTTTTAGTTTCCAAACCTTTTAGCAATAATTCTAAATGATCTTTTGCTTGATTAGGTGTCATACTCTTTAAATCTAATAACGGTGTATCTTCATTGCATCCCCAATTAGTAAGAGTGCTAACTTCCCATAATTTCCATTCAATAACTTTTCTAGGGTCTTGCTTATCTCTATTTAAAGCCTGAACCAAAATAGAATGCTCCAAAGTCTTATCATTCTCAGCGTATAATTGATAATCAGAAAGAATATCTAAAGATATTTGTTTCTTCATGTTCAATTGTCCAGTAGTCTGTAGGTAACCAGGTGTCTCCTCTATATTGGTAACAACTCCTAATAGCTTTGTTTGATCGTGATTCATAAACCATTTCAGTCGTGCAAAGTCATTTTTAATAGTATTCTGAAAGCTACCGTTCAAAGATATATCATGTGCAGCATCTTCATTGTTAAATGCGTTAGCAGCGAAAACAACAATACCTTTGTCATCTACGCCTATAACCTTGCTTTCATAGCTCTTTTTTATATTATTTTCCATTATATACCTTATTTAATTACAAATATAAATTTAATCTAATATATTAATACTCTTTAATTGTTAAATATCATTAATTGATATGATAATAAACTAAACTGATAGATTTACACTCTTTGAGCTGTTAATAATAGGCTGTATACTTGCAAGTTCTTCGGCTGTCATTAAAGGTATTAACTTTTCGTACAACGTGTTATTTACAGCTTCCATACCTATTTTAATTCGCCATTCATTTAGAGTTATTACGCCTCCTTTAAATTTAGCTTGACATGTAGCATTAATACTATTTTCTATTTCAGACTTTTCCTTTTTCCTTGATTGTAAACATTGCACATGATCGAATGAAACACATAACTCTTGACCAGCGTTTCTGATTCCTAAGAATGCATTTAATTTATCAAGAAACTTATTAACAGTAGGGATTACAACATTATCGTATACAGATACTTCTGCACTTTCTTGATTGCTAAATGTGCTTTGGTCTTTTCTAGGGATGAGCACAGACGGTATCCCAAAAGCTCCAGCAATTTGAACAGCATCCGCAAACGTTTCATCAAAAGGCTGTAACTCTTGTATACTCATATTCATTCTAAGAAACTCAACAGGAACGTCAGAAAGTATAACCTGACTTTTATTCCTTGAAAGTCCGTAATCATTCTGATATTGCTTTTGCAACTCCTCTTTTTCTTTTGGTGTCAATGGAACTGAACCTGATGCATCTGTTTTCTTGCTTACAATTGCTCCCAATGCTCCTTTTTTAGCGTAAATAACTCCTCTAGCTTCATATACTGCCAATAGATTAGAAATCGGGCTTCTTTGAGATAATAAACGACTTTTGCCTTCATAAAAGCTACTATCAAATGATAACTTAATATCTCGCGAATGTAGAATACTATTCGCACTAAAATTTTTCCATCCTAAACCTGTATTTAGTTCGTACCTTTGAATTATTTCAGAAATATCATTTCCTGAATATAAATCTACATTGTTATAGTAAACTGGCTTGGTATAGTTAGCAGGAAGTACATAATAACTATTTGAATATTTCCATTTATCTTTAATTTCATTAAATGCTTCTGGCTCACTGGATGCAAGGTAAGAGTTTCCGCATATATAAAAATAAGCAAAAAACATTTCCATCATTTCCTTAAACGTCTGATTAGGGTTAGGATTAGTTAAGAACTTATTGATATACTCATTTGTCGTTACTTCCTCCCCTGTTTTAATGTCTTTCAAAAAGAAACGACCATTCTGCATTCTTTCTGTGATAAACTTGATAGGAAAATAAACCTCAGGAAGAGATTCAAACATAGTAATAAAGTTATCACCACAGACAAACGGATTAAAGACGTGCATATATTTCTGAACATCTTCAACAGTTGTAATAACATCACCATTCATGTTTGTCAACAATGAGCCTGTAGGCTGCATTGACTTTCCGATTGAGAATATCGGCTTACCTAATATTTTTAATTCCATATCATTTTAAATTATAATTTCGTTGCAAATATGTGCAAAGTCCTGATAAACAATTTGCTGCCTGAATACTTTCGCCTTTCTTACAATCAAGCAAGTTTTCAACAAAACTAATATAATTTCCCGAATTATCATAATTTGCATCAAAATAAAACGTTTTATTTATTAATTCACTTGTTGCGTCTATTCTTAGTTGTATATTAGTAGCCTCTTTTGATATTCGTATATCTTTGCTTGTCTCTGTTCTTATATCTCTGAATAGGTGGAACCAAACATCTGAGCACTCTATTAGTATTTTGTCTGAGCTATTTATAAAATCAGATATTTCTTTTTTACTAACTGAAATATCACGTCCAAATATTGCATCTTTTGAATAAAACTTATTATCAAATAGGACTCCTATTGCAGCAGCGAATGAATTATCTTTATACACATTAACATAACATATAGTAGGCTGTTCGCATTTTGGTAACTCTTTATAAAACTTCATATCATCCTCCTGTATTTTGTTTCTTTTTCGTTTATTTGAAAATTGGTTGTATTGTTTATTGAAACACATAACTATATAATAGCGAAAACAGTCTAAAATATGGCCTAGTTCTTCATAAGTCTGCCCAGTGAGCTTATTTCTAACGCGCTTCTTTAACATTCCTCCGTTCTCATCTTTTTTAGCATTAATATAGTCATTAATAGAGTTAGTACAATGCGGATCAACATTAAATTCAATTCCTTGAGTGCCTTTCAATATCTCATTAACAAACTCACCAGACAAGCTAACGGATGGGTTGCTTGATTGCACTTTCTCGGTTACTACATAGCTTAACTCTAAAACAGATTTATATTTATCAAAAAATGATAGTTTATTATCGTCTATTGTATTCTTAGCTTTCGTTGTTGCATCTCCGTATAAGATCACTATATCGTTATATTCTAAATCATTCAGATAATCTACCGCTAATTGCGCCGATTGTGTGGCTGTGTTATTAGGTTCTTCTGCGCATATCTCATGTATCTGATAGACTTTATTGTCAATAGTCTGAAAGAATGTTGCAGTAATATATGGAAGAACGTTATTGTCTATGCTGAGATGAATAGGTAACAAACTATTATAAGTGCATTGCTTAACATGTTTATTCAAATCAAATCCAGGAAGAAACTCACCTCCTGTCTTAATTGTCCCCCACTCTCCAGAAGCGTAAATCTGATAGTAAGGAAAATTGTTTGCCTTTAAATCGTCAAAGTTAGAAATTGTTTGTCTGTCATAGTTTCCGTATGTTCCGGAAGGAGAACCGTTAACCCAAAAGTTATTAAGATAGGTAGACTTGATAATAACCATGTCAGCAGGATAATCCTCATAATCATTAATGCGGTCGTTCCAAAGCTTCTTTGGTGTGTTGGTCCATTTGCTTGTTACGCTTGTGTACTCACGTGATAGTTTGAAATGTTTATCGCCTTCATAAGCAGTTATGCCATCAATGTAAACTGGCTGTTCAATTAGTTGCTCACGGTCAAATATAGTTTTCTTAATCCAATGAATCTCAGATATAGGATTAAACATACAAATAAACTGCTGCCCTATTACCCCTCTAAGTCTTAATTTTAATTGATTGAAGTCTTCTTCTTCAAAGTCTGAGAACTCTTCTAATACTAACCGTTTGTATGATTCCAATCCTTTTATCTTTTCTGGATCATCAATTCCGCAAAATGAAATGTATGAATCATTAAGTGTGCACTTAATTAGATTTTCTTGACAAATGAATATAGGAGTCTTAATCCCTTGCTCATCTTTATAACAGAATCGTTTTGAGCATCCGACAAATGTTTTATAGATAGAGTTTTTAATGGATGCACCAACCTTACGCATTACCATTGTATTATCTCCGCTGTTCATCATATCAATCAAAACAGCCTG